AGGATCATATTAACTATACATTTAGATTTGATACCTATTTTAAATTAGAATATTTGGAATTTGATAATCATTCCATTTTTATAACGGTCACTGATTCTCGTGATGAATCATTGGTAATATGTACTGATAGGATTGATGATTTTCATAAAGAATATTTAACAATGGATTTGGAATATTCCCGATAATTATGATTATAATGATCCTGTACTTATAGAAATTATCACTAAACAATTACAACAATATAGAGAAAATTATGAAAATTAAACAACCAGTATTATTCTTCACAGGGTTATCAGCATCGGGAAAATCAACAATTGCTGAAGCATTATCAAAAAGATTATCCAATGCTAATTACCCTAATTATATTTTAGACGGTGATATTATTAGAAATGGTTTATGCAAAGATTTAGGATTCTTAAAATCTGACCGTTCTGAAAATATTAGAAGGGTAGCTGAAGTATCTAATATTTTATCAGATGCTGGTATGATTGTTATTACTGCATTAATTGCACCATCAGAAAATGATAGAGATAATGCTAGAAATATTATTGGTGAAAAATTTAATGAAATATTTATTGACACACCATTAGAAGTATGTGAGAATAGAGATCCTAAAGGGTTATATAAGAATGCTCGTGTAGGATTGATTAAGAATTTCACAGGTATTTCTGATAATTACGATGTCCCCAATACTCCAGAATTAAATATCAAAACATCAGAATTATCAGTTGACGAATCTGTTGAAGTATTGTATGATTATGTTTTAAAAATATTATAAATAGTTACACCATCAAACTATAGTATAAGAGAATTCTCTCAGATGGTACTAAATTTTATTTAATATAAGGAAACTTAAAAATGGCTAAATTCGATTTAAATGCATTAAAAGAAAGATTAAAACCTAATGCAAATACAACACAAAGACAGAATTATAATGCAGAACGATTCAATTTTTGGAATATGAATAACGATGAAGAAGCAATTGTTAGATTTTTACCAAATAAAGATGAAAATGATCCATGGTGGTTTCATGAATACAAATATCATGAAGTATGGGTAGATGGTAAAAAACGTAATTTAAATTGTTTATCAAATTATGGTGAAAAATGTCCACTATGTGATAAAGCTCAAGAATATTATGCAAATAATAATGTTCCAATGGGTCGTAAATTATATAGAAAAATTTCATGGTTAGGTCAAGTGCTTGTTATTAAAGATCCATTACCGATTGATCCAGAAGTTGGTAAAAATGCTAATGGTGAATATCGTACAGTATCTATTTCTAAACAAGTATATGATGCTTTGATTGGTAGTATTAAAGATGATTTGGATGATCCAGACCATTTACCAACGGATTATGAATATGGTACAAATTTCATTATTAAAAAATTCTCTAAAAAAGTTACTTTAGATAATGGAAAATCATCCGAACAAGCTGATTATAGTAGAAGTAGATTTGCTAAAAAACAATCAGAATTGGATGAAGATACTATTGAACTTGCAAAGGAAAAGATTGTATTATTATCAACATTAATGCCATCTAAACCTGAAGTTAATTATCTGAAACAACAGTTGGATTTATCATTAGGCAAAACAGTTTCATATTCTGATGAACCTGAAATTTCGTATAAATCTCCAAAAGCTAAATTATTTGAAGATGATGGGGATGATGATTATGTTCCAGTAAAAACATCAAAACCAGCAGTAACATCTAATGATTTTGATGACGATGAAGATGATCCAGATGGTGATGCATTATTTGCAAAAATTCAAGCTAAACGTGCTTCTATCTAAGTAATACTAGACCATTCTAACCATTGATTTTTTATGGTTAGAATGGTCAATTTTTAAATATAAGGAAAAATAATGGAATTTTTAAAAGAAGTGAAAAAAACAATTAGTAAATTAGATGGTGTATTATTATCAAGTGAACCTCCTAGATATTATTTTTCATCTGGTAACTGTGCATTAAATAAAATTATGACAGGATCATTCAAAAATTGTATTCCACAGGGAAGGATTACTGGAATTTTTGGAGCATCATTTGCTGGTAAAAGTTTCTCTGCTGGTAATATTGCAAGAGAAGCTCAAAAAGATGGTGCTATTGTAATTTATATTGATACTGAAGCAGCATTTGATGATACTACTGCATTATCGATGGGTATTGATATTGAAGGTGAAAGTTTTAATGTTGTAAGGGCTGCAACATTTGATAAAATTACCAAAGTATTATCATCAATCATAAAACAATATAGTGCAGAATACGGCGATGGTAAAGATGCTCCTAAAGTATTAGTTATTATTGATTCAATTTCAATGATTAGTACAGAAACAGAAGATGATAAATTTGATAAAGGTGACCAGCATGCCGATAGAGGTCAACATGCTCGCCAAGCTAAAAATATGTTGAAACCATTGGTAAACAAAATTGCAGATAAAAATATTTCAATTATTTTCTTATCACATGTATATCCTTCTACTGATGATCAAATTAAACAGGGTAATGGTGTTTGGATGGTTACCAAATCATTACAATATTGTGCATCACAAATTATGTTGATTTCTAAATTAAAATTGAAAGATGCTAAAGATGCTTCAAATGTTATTGGTATGAGAATGAAGGTTGAAGGATTTAAGACTAGATTTTGTAAACCTAACCAAACTATTACATTAGAAGTTCCATATGATACACCATTAGATTATTATTTTGGATTATTACCAATTGCTCAATCAATGGGGGTTGTTAAACAATCTGGAGCATGGCAAGTGTTTGGTGAACATAAATTCTATGGTAAAGATCTTAACAAATATGCTGAAGAAATTATTGCAGAATGTGAAAAACAATCTGATGTATTTTTGACTATTTCTGAAGAAGATGCTCAGTTAGAAGTTATTGAATAATTAATTATAGCCTCAAAACAATCAAATCTAATTGTTTTGAGGCTTTTGGAATAATATGAATATAATTAAAAACTTAACATTATTGGTATTCTCAGCATCATTCATATTTGCAATTTTGAAATTTTGGTATGATTTACAAATATAATTCAATATTTCATTCACCATTTTTGTATTTTTAGCAATGTATCTTAAATTAAAGAGAAAAATATGACACCATCATTAGAATTATTAAAAAAAGATTTAAAATATTTGGATAAAATTATTGACCAATATAAAGAAGATTTGTATACTGTGAATGAAATTATAGAATTATCTGGAAAAGAAATATCAGTTGCCGTTGCTCAACATTCTGGATGGTTAGTATATTATGATCAAAAATCAATTGAAGTTAAATATTTAAAAGAATATATGGAAGTAAAATTAGCAGAAGTACAAGGACAATTATGGATAAAATATACTGAAAAAATGGATAGAGATTTAAATGATAAAGCGAAAACTCAATATATTAATCAACATCCAGATTATTTAAATATGAAAGAACAATTTTTAAAAATAGCAGAACTTTATGAACAGTATGAAGTTATTAATAATGGTTTCAAATCTCGTGGATATGCATTAAACAACTTAACAAAATTATTATCAACCCAGAATAATGAATGGACTATTTCATGATAACTATCAAAAATTTAAAAGATTTAATTATTGGACAAACGTTACCACATGATGTAATTAATATCGAAGTATTTGATAATCATGTTGTATTTTTAGGGTTACATATCAAATCTAATAAGCCATATATTTCAGAAATCCCAAATTATATACAAAATGTAGGCATTAATGCATTTGAAATTTATAAAACATTGTCCAATTATGAAGAATCATCTGAAGCATATATTGCATCATTTGAAAACCATTTAAGAATTTCAGATAGTAATTATGATGGTACATTTTTATCAAAATCAAACCACATATTAATTATCAACAATGATTGGTCTTCAGCATTAAACTATTTGGGAAAATATAATGGATAATACTGTAATAATAACAATCATTGATGAGGTTAAATGTACTGTTAAAGGATTACCTAGAAGCATATTAGAAAAATGTCATGATAAATTTGCAGAGTTTGTTGCAGGATATCAATTTTCTGCAAAATATAAAGTTGGGATGTGGACAGGTAAACATCATTTCTTTTCTATGGGTGGTCAAACATATGTATATTTGATTCCAAAAATCATCAAGTATTTGAAAAATTTAGGGTATTCTAATATTAAATTTAAAGATCAACGTCAGGGATTATTTTATAATGTTGATGTTGATAATATAACTGAAGATTATTTCGAACATATCATTTTTAAAAAAACTGGAAATCCTGTTAAATTATTACCACATCAATTAGAAGGTGCTAAAGCATTATTGAAAAATGGTAGTGGTATAGGATTAGCAGCAACATCATATGGAAAGGCTCAATTATTATCATCTAAAGTATTAACACCTAATGGATGGTCAACCATTGGAGATATTCAAGTAAATGATTTAATAATGACACCAAAAAATACTATTTCAAAAGTATTGGGGAAATATCCACAAGGTATTACAAAAGTTTATAAAATAGAATTTGATGATGGTGGGCATACTTATGCTTCACCAGAACATCTATTTAAAGTTTATAATATTGATTGGATTAAGAAATTTGATGAACCATTTAATTTATTCACAGTAGAAAGAATTAAAGAAATTTTAGATACCACTAAAAAAGATGTTTATGTACCATCTATTCCAGTGCCATTAAATTTTAAAAAATATGATTATATTATACCACCATATTTTGCAGGTTCTATATTACCATTTGTTGAATTGATTGATGATAAATTAATAATCACTGAACAATCATCAAGTACACAAACCATGAGTGAACTTTTGATGGATAATGTAA